GGTGGATTGAACCACTGAAAGCATGGCTCGAAGATACATTTGATCACAAGGTTGTATTAGATGCAGATGATCCACATATGGATACATTTAAAGACTTGGAAGCAAAAGGACTTGCAGAACTTACTATCTTAGATGGCGTAGGTGTAGAGAAGTTTGCTTATCACGCATGGAAGCAAGCAAACGAACTTGTTAGCGAAATGACTAACGGTCGTTGTCGTTGTGTTGAAGTAGAATGTGCTGAGCACGGAGCAAACAGTGCAATCTACAAAGCAGACTAATTACATAGCATGTTTAAAATGGGGAGACAAGTACTCCCCAGAATATGTCAATAGATTATATTCAATGGTACAAAAACATTGTTCTATTGAACACGAGTTTATTTGTTTTACAGAAAATCCTAAAGGTATTGATACCAATATAACTACACAAACATTGCCTAAATTGCGTACACAAGGTTGGTGGTTTAAGCCTATGTTTGTCGGCGCTGAAATAGGACTACGTGGTACTTTGTTGTTTATTGACTTAGATGTTGTTATATTCAATAATATAGATAAGCTATTTAAACACAACCCAGATAAGTTTATGATATGCAGAGATTTTAATCGTAGTATAAGAAACAATTGGGATAGAATGAACAGTAGTGTTTTTAGAACACCAATTGGAAAATACGATGACAGATGGCAACATTTCAAAAAAAATATACAAACTGAAACATCGAGGTACAAAGGTGATCAAGATTGGATGTTTAAAAACATTAGAGATCATGAATTTTGGCCAGACGAATGGATTATGAGTTACAAATGGGAAATGCGTGATAGGCGTGATCTTGCAGTAGATGCAAAAACTAGAAAACGTAATTTCATCATTGATGCACCTCCGAGAATACAGCCTAATACCAGTATAGCAGTGTTCCACGGAGATCCAAATCCAGCAGATGCAAATGACAGTTGGGTTAAAAAACATTGGGGTTGACAAAACTAATAAAGTTTATTAGTATACTATTATGGTTAGAACTTATATGATGTATGCAGGTCTTACTTTTCTTGGCTACGAGTATGGCGAGACAGAAGACGCAGTAATTTTTAGAACGGTGGCTAAGTTTGGTCATCCAAACAAGTGGAATGAAGATGAATATACAGCAAAACTTATTCCACATCCACAAGAGGTAACAGCGTGAACGATTTAAAGTTTACAACAGCAGGTGACTATTTGAAATCGCAACAAAAGCGTTTGGGCTTTGCTTGTAAGTATCTGCATTACAATCAAAATCAACCAAAGAAACTATTAGAAGAATTACAACGTCCACTTACAGAAAAGTGTACAACAGTTGCTTGGCTAAATAGACAAACAAAGGCAGTTGCAGAACAACGACTGTGGGACATTATGGTTCACAATGCAGCAGCCGCAAAAAGGTTAGTAGAATATGTGGGAAGCCTTCCTCCAGAACTTCGTATGGTCCGATTGGGTAGCAATCAGCTTCCTTGTGCTACCGAGCCTACTTGGCGTTATTTTTGGTCTCGTCCAGATGTGGTGGCATACTGCGAGAAGCACTACAGAGAAGTCGGTGACGCAGCCAGACGCTTGGATGTTAGGCTCTCAATGCACCCAGGACAATTTACAGTCCTTGCTTCGGATAACCCAGAAATCGTCGAAAGGAGCATAGAAGAATTTGAATATCACGCCACTCTCATCAGGTACATGGGCTACGGTAAACGTTTCCAAGACTTCAAGTGCAATATCCACATATCGGGCAGACAAGGTCCAGCCGGTATCAAAAACGTCCTTGGCCGCCTCACACCGGAAGCAAGAAACACTATTACAATCGAGAATGACGAAAACTCGTGGGGACTCGACGCCAGCCTTGAGCTTGCAGACGATCTCGCTTTGGTGCTAGACATACATCACCATTGGGTGAAAACAGGAGAATACATTGAACCAGATGATGACCGTATATACCGTATTATCGATAGTTGGCGTGGTGAGCGTCCTGCTATGCATTACAGCACTAGCCGTGAGGATGTACTACAAGAATTTGATCCAGGTGTACGACCAGACATGGACACACTTCTTGAATCCGGATATAAAAAACAAAAGTTGAGAGCACACAGTGACTACATGTGGAACACTGCTTGTAACGAGTGGGCATTGTCGCACTGGGGTTGGGCAGACATCATGGTAGAGGCTAAGATGAAGAACTTGGCTACAGGACAACTTTATAGCATGACTGAAGAGTCAAAACGTATGGCAGCATAAATACAATATGAATTTAGCAAAGATGTATGGAGCAAAGACTCCACAAGCGATTACAAAAGATAAAAATCCTAACCGTGTGCTAGGCGGATTAAAAGGTGCTGGTGTAAACAGTTTTACCATGCTTGGCGAGGACGAAACAGAAAAACAGATTCCAACTTATGCTTATGTACAAGCATTGGAAGAAAAAATCAAGCGACTAGAACAAACAATGCTTGAGCAAGACAAACACATTAGGAGATTGAGAAATGATCAAAGATTGGATCGAGAATCGTTTAAAACAGCGTTCAACCGTTGATGGAGTACTTATGGTTGCAGCAGGAGCAGCAATCATTGTGTTCTCACCACTAACAAAACTTATTGCGTATGGTGCAATTGCATACGGTGCATACACCATTTGGCGCAATTAAAGTTTACTAATAGGAATATTACTAGAGGCGTTCATACTCCAAACTTTTTTGGCAGCAACGCCTCTTTTTTGTGCAAATACCTTAGCATCACAATTTTCGCATACATGGAAATAATTATTGCTTAGACGTTTTGGGTCCATGCTCCCACGTGGACGCACAAATTCAGCATCGCAATTATCACAACGTAATACAACCATTGTTTTTTTACGACAATAGTTATGTTGCTTTCCAAGTTTACTACGGCGCATGTGCCAAGTATCAATCAAATATTCTTTTATATACATAACTATATTTACATAAAGATTATAAAATACACCGATAAATAATAGAAAGGACCACTATGAGCATACTAACTTTAACACCAGCAGCAGAGAAACAAATTGACCTTTTGAGTGAGGAAAACAATTGCTACGGCATAACTCTAAATATCAAAGGTGGAGGTTGTGCAGGATTTGAGTACGATTGGGGAACTATTGCAAGTCCAGAAGACTTAGAAGAAGGCGACGAAGTAGTAAAAACAGCAAACGGTTGTGCGTTTGTAGTAGGTGCTCATAGTTTAATGTTCCTAATTGGCACTGAAGTAGACTATGTAAAAAGTTTAGTAGGTGCAAATTTTGAAATACGTAATCCTAATGCGCAAAGTGCTTGTGGTTGCGGAGTAAGTGTAAATTTTGATATGGACAGTTTAGTACCACAATTTTAAGGAAATTTAAATGGCAAAAAAAGAAATAGATATCGGTATTGAGGGTAACGACGGTACAGGTGATAGTATACGTGAAAGTTTTCGTAAAGTAAATGATAACTTTACAGAATTGTATGCTGTATTTGGACTTGGCGGAAGTATATCTTTTAAAAACATAGACGACACTCCAGACAGTTACTTGGGTAATGCAGGAGGTATTGTTGCTGTCAATCAAACAGAAACAGGTATAGGCTTTTATAAGTTTATTAGTGACGCACTGGATAATGCAGATACCCGTAGCGCAGGTAGAATCAATAACAGTGTGGTTGTAGAGTTTGAAGATGTTGACCCAGCAACACCAGATCAAAGCGGTACTGTAAAAATTATTATCAATGATCCTCACATTGAAAGAGATCCAGATCCACGTCTAATAGCACCTGTTGATTTCCAAGGTGTTCCTGCTTACAGTGTTGCCCTAAACACAGACTTACGCAATACAAGTGGTACTGGCGCTGATATAAACACACTGGTGACAGATTGGAATACTACACATACAAGTCAACCAGCCATTACGACTGAAAATATTATTCCAAGCATTGGATACATCAATGACAAATATGTAAACGTTGATGGCGATACAATGACCGGCGCACTAAATGTGCCTTCAGGAGCAAGCGGTACAGAAGTTCCTCAAACACAAGAAGTTATTACAAGAGCAGGGAGTGAAACTAACAGACGTATGTTAGATACACTATATCTTGCTGATCATCCAAATCCAATTGAAGGCTTTGGTACTCCAAATGGCAAAGACGATTTACAGGCTGTTACAAAACTATATGTTGACACACAAGGTTTTAGTAGTGCTACAAACATATATGTATCTACAACAGGCGACGATAATCAAGCAAGCACTCCTGCAGGACAAGAAGGTAGAGCACCTCAATATTCATTTAAAACAATCAACGCTGCAATGCGTAGAGCAGAAGAAATTATTGAGTCAACTCCTTATGAACCTGGTCCCTATGTACAAACAATTACGTATGAGCAACAAACATTAAACACAACAATTGACACCGTTACAGGTTACACAGCTTGGGGCGGTGGTGTTGCAGTTACAGCAAGTACAGTAGTAGAAGACAACATAGACAGTGTTCAAGAAGATGTGCAAGAATTAGTATCTAATGATTATCCTGATTTAGCCTATGATATTAGCATTTGTAAAAGAGATGTTGCACTAATTGTAAATAGCGTAAGATTAGATGTTTTAGCAGGTTCAACTGTAAACTATTTGTCACGTTGGGCAGGTCTAAGATACAATGCTAACCCAAGTGCAGTCAAAGCAAAAACTATTCAGTTAAATGCTACAGTAGATAGTATTGCACTAGTTCGCACAAGAATATTAGCACTTCTTGACAGCGATTTGGGATTGAGTGCAGGAGATCCTGTGTATGATGCCTACGCTGATAGGTTTGCAGAAGTAATTTCAATTATACAAGGTACTGATGTGGCGTTGGCAGGCACCGGTTCTGGATACACATTTGATTTCTTAAATGGGACATATGACAGTGTTGACCAAGGCATAGAAGGTAACAGTGACCTTATTGAAGGTAAAATTATTGTTGGTAAACTAAGTGGTGCTAAAGGTATTATAACAGATTACACACGAAGTGCAACAGGTACAACTGACAGAGTTATTGTTGACCTAGTCGAGCCAATTGAATTCCAAGTAGGTGAAGAACTGGAATACGGTAATCTAACTAGAGATAACCAAGTTACAGTGCGTGTAGAAAGTGGTATCTATTACGAGCATTTGCCAATTAAACTTCCAGAGAACGTGAGTATCAAAGGTGATGAATTTAGACGAGTAGTTTTACGTCCTAAAGCAGGCGTATCTCAGAGTAAATGGTCAAACACCTATTTCTATCGTGATGCTGTAGTTGATAATTTGCCAGCTGCATTTTCTCCTATTACTACATTTGGTAGTGTGAGTGCTGCTGATCCTTTAAGAACACAAGGAACATACAACATTGATAATGAACAATGGTCGAGTAACGGCGACGGCATTGATGCAGAATTTACTGTTGTTGTAGATGGATTTGGCGCAGTAAGTATTACTGTAACAAACGCAGGTGATGGTTTTGTAGTTGGTGAAGTAATAACAATTAAAAACGATCAACTTGGCAGCGGTGTTGGTGCAGCAGATGTTACATTTACAATCACTGGTACTGGTGGTGGTAGAACATTTATTCATCCAATCAGTGGTAAAAACGGTAAGTATGGTTATCATTATCTTGCAGATGCAAGTTCCCCTATTGAAGTAGGCACTGATGGAGCAAATAATCCAGGTAATTTCCCTCAAGCAGCAAGATTGATTGAGTTAAACAAAGACTTTATTGTTGAAGAAACCATTGCGTTTGTAAATGCAACATATCCTGCTCCTGGGTTTGTATTCAATGCTGATAAATGTAGACGAGATACAAGACTCATTATTGATGGTATTGTAGCTGACTTGCGAGTAGGAGGTAGAGAAAATACACTTACAAATCAAGGTGCATATTACTCAGGAGCAGTAAGCGGACAAGAAACAGAAACAGAAGCTGCAATTCTAAATCTACGTTTAGTAATGGCACATGTTCTCGCAAATGGCGGCGCAAGCTCATACACACCAGTAAGTGCAGAACCAGTAATTACTGATACAGATTATACAGCAGAAGTTGACGCACAAAGCAATGAAGAAGCATTAGTAGGTTGTGTAGCGTTTGCATTTGATCCTACTTATAATCCACCATTGAACAACAGTGAAATGGATGTGTTATTGTGTAACGACGGTACTATTGTTAGAAACATTACTGTTCAAAGACACGGCGGCTTTATGATGGTGTTGGATCCAGAAGGACAGATCCTAACTAGATCACCTTACTGTCAAACAGGTTCAAGTTTCTCGCAATCGAAAGGCACACGTAGAAACTTTGCAGGCGGGTTGTTTATTGATGGTTATGCAGGTAACATGCCTGCAACAGTTGATACAGTAAACAGTGCATTCAATATTGACATTAGTTCACCAGCAGGTGAAGGTTTGTTTGTGCGTAGACCTCCTACTCCGTTTCCGTTCTTTTATAATGGAGCACGTTATCAGGTAAACACAATTACCAACTATGACAAAGCAGCAGGTACATGTACACTGGTTTTAGATGAAAAAAGTAATGTTGCAGACTTAGTAGTCAGAGAAATTGATGATATAACTAAAGGCAATCCTGGTATAATGACATTTACGACTAATCATCCATTTAACGATGGTGATAGAATACAGATTAGTAATGTAAATGGTATGACTGAAATAAATGGTAATACATATTATATTAAAACGACTGCTAACCCAGACGAAATCGAACTGTACAACGATTTAGCATTGTCATTTCCTGCAAATACTTTGACATTTAGCACATATACTGGTGGTGGTAATGCAGTAACTTTTGCAGAAGGACAAGGTTGGACAAGTGGCGCAGGTGTTGATATCTTCCTACAAAGTGGTGGTAACAGAAGTATGCTTGCTAACGACTTTACCCAAATCAACGATTTAGGTTACGGTTGTCTTGCAATAAACAATGCGTTATCAGAACTTGTTAGTATGTTTACATACTACTGTCATACAGGTTATCTTGCAGCAGATGGTTCACAGATTCGTAGTATTGCAGGTAACAACAGTTATGGTTTCTTTGGACTAGTTGCGGAGGGTGCAGATCCAGACGAAATTGCAACTTCTGTAAATCTTGGTGCTGACATGGTATTTCCTGCCAAAACATTTAGAGCAGATGGATATCTAGACTTTGCAGCAGCAGTTCCTAGCGTAGGTACAATTAGCAATGGACAACAACTTGTCCAGGGACTTATTGAAACAACAATTACTGATATTACCCAAGCAAGCCCTGCCGTAGTAACTACCAGTGCTGCACACAACTTATCAGATGGCGATTTAATTACCATCAATGACGTTGTAGGTATGACAGAAGTCAACGGTTTACAATTTTATGTTGATGTTCAAACACCTACAACATTTGATTTATACACCGACAGCGGTCTAACAACTGCTTATGATAGTACTACTAATACTGCATATAGCACAGGTGGACAAGGTGTACGTGCAGCAAATGCTACAGCAACAATCAGTTTCGTAGGTGAAGAAGATGGTTCGGGTAATCCTACAAGAATATATGTTCACACAACAAGCGGTGCATTTAACACAAGCAACACCTGTACAACTGCAACCAGTACTAATGTTGGTATACCTAGTGCAGTAGAAAATTTAGACACAGATGCTCCTGAAGATTCACTGTTTATGTATGCATATGACTTAACTGGTTTTCCAAACAATGTAAGTGAAGTTGAAGTATATCATGATATAAGTTTATATCAGCCATATGAAATTACAAATGCCAGTGATGCTGGATTTACCTTAGGCGGATATGAAATTGATACAAGCACAGCGGTAGGATTATCAGGAACGTATACTGCCAATGATACTGTAATTCAGATTAGTAAAGTACAAGACGGCGGCGGAACTTATAAAGTTAGAATTGACGATCCTGGTACAGGTGCAACTGCTGGCGAAACTATCATTGTGCCTGGTAATTTGTTAGGTGGTGCAACTCCTGCAAATGATGCAACTGTTACAATTGATGATGCAGATGGTGGGTTGATTACAGCAGCAAGTGTTACTGGTACTCCTAGAGTAGATGATAGTACTCCTATCAAGAATGGCATTGTTTGGAGATTTAACTTTGGTACAGGACTAGAAGGCACAGCATCAAATGGTCTACAACAAGAAACAGCTCACGATACAACTCTTGTAGTAAGACATAAACAAAATTTCTTGCTTGATAATTTCCCTGGAGAAGATCTACCAGTTAGACCAAGTACAGCATTTCAGTTTATTGATGACACAAGAGATTATACTTACCGTACAATTTCTTTCGGTGCAACTATTACAGACGGTGTAACAGTTGGATTAGATCAAAAAATGGTTACCTTTGATAGTAACTTTAGATATATTGATCTTACGGTAGACAGAGGTGGAGATGCATTATTAGATTCAGAAACTGCGTTCTATGCAGCAGCAACTGTCAATCCAAACTATACAGATATAATGGCAGCTCCAACTCCTGCACTTAGTGGAACTGTTACAATGGGTACAACTGCCGCTACAACTGTAGCAGATGGTAGTAGATTTATTGTAATCAGCCCATTGGATACTAGAGATGTAGAACGTATTCAAAACTATGATATGATCTTTACATGGGGCGGTAAGGTACACCAAATTGTAGGATATGCTGTGTATGATTATCCTGCAGGTTCGGGTACAAGAGAAGTTGCTGTTATTGAAGTACAAGACGTTGTTGGTAGCGATATCAATTATCCATTATTATCAGGTAGTGCATACGGTGGTATTGGTTTAAGTACAGAAATAAATGACGGACTTGTACTCAAGGCAGGTTTAGCAGAAGGCGAAGCAGCAAATATTACTGTAAACATTTCAACCTGTCGTGCTACTGGCCATGATATGTTGGATATAGGTACAGGTGGATTTAACACAAGTAACTATCCAGAACGTATTTACGGTGAGCCATTTGGTACAAGTGCAATTAGTACAAACGATGCTATTGACAGTGAAGGCTTCAACAGTGCAGCACAAGTGCAAGAACGCAACAAAGGGCGTGTGTTTACTGTTATGACAGACCAAGATGGTTTCTTCCGTGTTGGTAGATTCTTTACAGTTGACCAAGGTACTGGTAGTGTTACATTCAATGCTGCACTTGTTCTTACAAATATCGATGGTATTGGTTTCAAACGTGGTGTGCGTGTAAATGAGTTCTCAAACGATGCTACATTTACAGATGCCAAAGGCGATGCAGTGCCGACACAAACAGCAGTTGAAGGATATATCAATGCTAGACTAGGTAGAGATAGATTTGGTGTTGAACTTACGACAGGACAGATTCCAACAGGTGGTGGTTATCTATTCAAATTAGGTGACACAATGGATGGCACGTTGAATATGGGCTTGAACAAACTAACAGGTCTAGCGGCACCAGATCCTGCACAAGGTACTGATGCTGTAAACATACAATACTTCGAAGACAATACTGATGAAATTGATGATATTGGTGACGTGACAATCACCGGTACTGGTACAGGTATTCGTGGTAATTTGTTGGTATTTACAGGAACAGATCAAGCTAGTGAGAACTGTTCTGTTACAGGCGATATTGAAGTTACTTACGATCCTCTAACTCCTAACCAAATCGAAATTGGGTTTGCAGCAGGTAGTATTACAAATGCCGACATAAGTCCAACAGCGGCAATTGATCAAAGCAAGTTAAATATGAACGCTGCTACAACTAGAGCTAACGCTTCTGGTATTACACAAGCAGACTTAGGACTAGCAAGTTTTGATAGCGGTAGTTTCACTGCTACAAACGGTTGGATAGAAATAACAGCAGGCGGAATTGCTAATGCTAAACTGGCAAATGATAGTATTACAATTGGTTCTACTGAAGTTTTCTTAGGCAATAGTATTACAAACCTAACCGGCATTGGTACTATAAATCACACAGGTAATATACTAGGTCCAGCAGGTAGCTCACCAGATAACGGTGTTAGCATTGGTAGTAGCACAAACAGATACAACACTGTGTGGGCAACAACATTTAATGGTACTGCTACAGAAGCATTGTATGCTGACTTAGCAGAAAACTATTTAGGTGATGCAGATTACGAACCAGGCACAGTTGTTGTGTTTGGCGGAGATGCAGAAGTTACTGTGTGTAGTGCCAAAGGACAAACCAGTGTAGCAGGTGTTGTAACAACTAATCCAGCACACTTGATGAACAGTGCATTGGAAGGTGATCACGTTGTAGGATTAGCCTTACAAGGTAGAGTACCATGTAAAGTTATTGGCACTGTAAAGAAAGGCGACATGCTGGTTACAAGTGCAGTACCAGGTTATGCGATAGTGAATAACTCCCCAGGCGTAGGTGAAGTGCTTGGTAAAGCAGTTGGTACAAAAGACACCGAAGACAGAGGTGTTGTAGAGATTGTGGTAGGGAGAGTATAATGGCTAAGCAGGTTATCAACGTAGGATCAAGTGCAGGTGATGGTTCAGGAGATGCATTGCGTGATGCAATGATAAAAATCAATGCCAACTTTACAGAACTGTATGCAGGTATTGTTGTACAAACTATTGTAGGTGAAAATGGAACAACACTTGTTGATATCAGCACAAACAGTGTAAATGCAAACGCACTAACTGGTACTGTGCCAACAGGTGTTGCTACCTGGGCAAACTTGGGTGGCAAGCCTACAAGTGTAGCAGGATTTGGCATTGCTGATGCATATACTATTGCACAAACTGATGCACAAATCGCCAGCGAGATTGATGATTTAAAAATATCACTGGCAGCAGATGGTGGTGACTTAAAAGGTTCAGTATTTGGTGATGATAGTACACTTTTAGTTGACGGACTTACTTCTAAAATTGTAGGACCTATTGATACAAATAATCCTATTATTACAGGAACTATTGACAGTTCAGATTCAAGTCCTATTACTATTGCTCCAGCAGTTGTTTTAAAAAGTGATTTAACAGTTGAGAATAATATAATAGGTTATTTAAGCACTAACGAACTAAAATCAATAGTAGCAGCAAGCGCAGATTTTGCAGACTTCCAAGCACGAATAGCAGCATTATGATAATACGATAAATATACAAAAGAACAGGATTTAGAGAATGGCAAATAGATTTCCACTAGTAGTAGATACAGATGACGGTAACAAACTGAAAGAAATACCTGTAGGTGATCAACTTGATCTTGCTAACAGTGGTATTGCTAACCTTACTGAATTGAGTGTTGTCGGATCGTTGAGCGGATCTACTCTTACAACATCAGGTTTAGCAACATTAAATTCACTGACTGTATCAGGAACAACTACATTAGGTATAACAAACGTAGGAACTATAAATGCTACAAATATAAACTTAGGTGGAGAAACTGTCAGAGTTCCTGTACAATCAGATTGGAATGAAACTGATAACACAAGTTTAGCATTTATCCAAAACAAACCAACTATTAGTAGCACAGTAGAAAGCATCAATGACATTGGTGACGTTGACACTGCAGGGGCTATCAATGGATACTATTTAGAATACAACGGTTTTGAATGGAAGGCAGTTCCTAATTCGGGCGGCGATACCGAAAGCATTCAAGATGCTATCTTCAGTGAAACAGTTGCAGGCAGTTTGAGAATTCAAAAAAATCCTGCAAGCGGCAGAGGAAATTTAGATTTTGGTAAAACAAAAGGCAATGCAGACTACGGTGAAATTTCATACACACCACCAAATGCTCTTATTAAAGGACAACAAGATTTAATCAGTGAACTTGTAAACGACAGTGCATTTGTAAATGAAACTTTTTTGACCACAGTTGATAGTGTCACTGGTAAGTATTTGAAAGCTGCTGATGTAATTGGATTTGGAAGAATCTCAGCTGTTGTAAATACTTCATCGGGTCAAACTGAACTAACGTTTGATCCTACAGGCTTACTTACAGTTGAATCTGATACACTGCAAACTGTTACAGATAGAGGTGCAAGTAGTACAAATGCTTTAGAAGCAGATGCATTTAACCAAGCACCTACTAGTACAAGCACTAATACTTTAAAAGATGTAAGTATCGAAACACTAGATATACTTACAAGTATCACTGCAACCAATGCCAACTTTACTACAACAAATGGTACTATATCAGCAACAAATGGTCAAGTGATTGCCAACCAAGCAACATTCGCAAACCAAGTTGATGGCGGAAATATGAGACTTTCTCTTAATTCTCTATCAAATACTGCTGGTAACAATGTTGAAATCAACGGCGGCACTGGGAAAGTTGATATTCAAGGCAACGGTTTGAACATGCCTAGTTCAGCCACACTACCAGGCTCACCAACAGAAGGTGATGTATATTTTAGCAACAACGCACTGTATATGTACGTTGGTGATGATGGATCGGGTGGTCCAGCATGGGTACTAATAGGTGGCCCAGGTAACGCTACAGGAGCTTATGGATTACAACTTCCAGTTTTTGAATCACCAGATAGACCAAGTGTAGCAGGCGAAGGTGTGCTAATTTATAACTTGACTGACAGTGTTGTTCAAGTATGGAATGGAACTAGCTGGGCTAACTTATAATCTAGTTTCTGATAAATATATAAAACGGAGACTATGATGGCAATACAAACTATAAATGTTGGGGTTTTAGCAAACGATGGCACAGGCGATGACCTGAGAGAAGCCTTTATCAAAGCAAATCAAAACTTTGATGATTTAGATTTACGTGTAGCATCTTTTACAGAAATTACAGGTAGTAACTTAGGCAGTTCGGGCTATAGTGTATTTGCTGATAGAGTTGTAAACGATTTTCAATTTAGAAAGCTATCTCCTGATCCGTTGTTTGCGGAAACAATGAATATTAGGGTAAGTGATGATGGTACTACATTGTATTTAAGTACTCCGCAATCTCAAAGTAGATTTACAGATGGTACTACAACTATTACTACACCAGTTGAACAACCAATTTTTGTTACAGGAGAAGAGGGCGCCGTTGTAACAGTAAGTACGGTAGGTCCAGAAATTAGAGTCAGGGGTGTGATTTCTGGAGAAACAGCACCTCAACTCAGTGCAACATTAAATGCCGACAATAACGAAATAACAAATGTTGCGGCAATAAATGGTATTACAGCATCCCAACTAGCAGGAGTTTTTAGTTTCGACTTTGGAGATTTAGATTCTGATGCAACTAGTATTATTGATTTTATACTAAAATCAATGGACGTAGATTTTGGAAGCGATACAGGCACATTTGAAGAAGCTGCATCGGGTGTTGATTTTGGTTCTCCAGGAAGCGATGATTTTGCGGAAGGTGCATAAATGGCATTACCTAATTGGACTAAATTAAATGGCGAAATAGCAAACATAGAAGAACGTGTAAACGTTACTATTCCTTTACCATTAGAATCTACAGAAGGAATTAGCCTAAGTGTTATATCAGGAGAGATTCCACCAGGACTTAGAATAGAAGATTATAGTTTTAAAGGTACTGCGTTTGAAGTAGGTAAGACAACTGAATTTGAATTTGTAATTAGAGCAAGCAATAGCGAAGGCATAGCCGATAGAACATATATTATTACTGTCAACGGAGCCGATGCTCCTGTATGGCAGACAGCACCAGGTCCTTTGCCATTAAAGAAAAGTTTTAGAAATCAATACTGGGTTGATACTTTAAATACCAATTGGGGATTTTTTAAATCTGTTGATAGTGCATGGGTAGCACAAGACGTAGATGTTTACGAAAACATTCCTAGTAGACAAACCGGCGAAGATGGTGATTGGGCATTTGTAAGCTCTATAGAACAAGTTTGGTATAAAGTATCTACTAGATGGTATAGAGCAAACGAAACACAACTACAAGGAGTGTTTGGTGCTGGATATACATTTAGTATAACTGATACTGTACCTAATCCTAATTTAGAAAATCTATGGTTTAACACAAACAAAGATAACAATGGCTTAAATCTAAGTTTGAAAAGATGGAATGAAGACTTACAGGTATGGGCACCACAAAATTATACAGTCAGTAAAACTGCTCCTATATCTCCTTTTGATGAACAAATTTGGGTACATATCTTTAATGATACATTTGACTTTGTTCTTAAAAGTTATGATGCTAGAGACCGTACATGGGAAATAATCAAAACAATAGATTATGGTCCAACACCTCCAGATAGACTAAACACAGCATTTTTTGTTTTAGATAGCGCACCTGTTGATTTTCAATTGCAGGCAATTGATAGCGACTTACGTGCAGGTGAAAAACTAAACTATTATATTGCACAAGATGATGGTGAACTTCCTCCAGGACTTACACTTAGTACCGACGGACTTATAAGTGGATATGTTGATCCTATATTAGGATTAGATTTAGACCAAGAACAAGGCTATGATGTAGATCCGTTTGATTCGGGTCCTAGTGACTTATTTGTTGTAGATGATAACGGTTTTGATAGTTATTTTTATGATACTACATTTTATGGCTTTGCTGAAAGAACAAGATTACCAAAAAAATTAAACAGAAATTATACATTTACAGTTACAGTTCAAGACGACACAAGTTTTAGTAAAAGAAAATTTAGTATTTACGTAGTAGGCGATGACTTCCTACGTGCTGACAATACTATAATGAAAGCAGCCACAGGATTGTTTACAGCAGATAATACATTCTTACGTAATCCTATCTGGCTGACTCCAGGGAACCTAGGTGTAAAACGTGCAAATAACTATACCACTGTCTATTTAGATGTTTATGATCCTAACGCATTGCTAGGTGAAATAAGTTATAACTTGCAACCATTCAATGACGATGGCACAGAAAGTATAATTCCAGAAGGATTAGAGTTAGACGGACTAACTGGAGAACTTGCTGGTACAATACCATATCAACCAGCAGTGTCAAAAGAATATAAGTTTACAGTAGAAGCTCTAAGACAATTTATAGATACAGATGATGTTGAGGTAATAAACACAAGTGTATATGAAGACACACTTAGTGGAAGGTCTCAATTAAAAATAAGAAAAATTAGTCAAAATATTACAGATGGTATTAGTGATTTAGACAAACTAATTGGACAAGAAATTACAATTGATAATTTAGGCTATGTAGTAGAATCTGTAAATCCAGATAGAGAAGACTATGATATTTTAAATCTTGCTAGAGATCTAGAACCATCATACAAATATAAAAGACTACGCACAGCATTTGAAAATACCATTGGTCAAAATTATATCTATATTATAGATGCACTAGATGGCAGAGAAACAGCATGGAAAAATCGCACGTTAAATTATAGTGCTACTGAACAATATTTGCTTGTTGATAGGCCTACAGAAATTATTCCAGGCAGCACTACTCCAAAAGTGTGGCATAAGATGGTACGATATACTGTGACAGCAGCAGATAGTGCCGGAGATTTACAATTTAATTTTAGTGCAATAGGCCAAAACGATCCAGGTGTCAATGACGATATTGGAACAAATTTACAAAATTGGCTTACTTTACAAGGCATCGATACAACAAATCTATTCAAACTAGTGTCATTAGATAACAAACAAATAGTATTTGACATTCCAAGAAATGCAGCAGTTGAGGCAGTAATCCTCAATCAAAATCTATTTAACACAGACGATAGTGTTCTAGATAATATTGAAATTAAACGCAGTAGCCAATTTTTAAAAGTGTTCATAGATACAACACTTCAAAGAGCATTTAATTTAAATAATCCATTAAATGAATTATCAGGTGTACAACTTACATTAGGTGTAGCAGCACAAACACTAATTAGAAAAAAATTAAATGTAATACAAAACGAAGATATAAGCACAATAAAAACATTTACATTAAATGTTATAGGTGAAGTTGACAGCACTATAAATTGGATTACTGAAAATAATTTAGGAACACTACCAGCTAATCGTCCTAGTTATCTCAAACTAGAAGCAACTACTACACTTGTAGGTGCAAACTTGCGATATGATTTGATTGATGGCAGATTGCCAAATGGAATAGAACTTAAAAAGGATGGCGAGCTTGTCGGTAAACCAAATCAATTTGCAGATAGCACAGGACTAGGACTTACTTCTATTGATAGTCGTGCTACAACTTTTGATGGTAGCACTACAAGTTTTGATAGAGTGTTTACATTTAGAGTACTTGCAAGAGATAGATTTGGATACAGCGCAGAAATTAAAGAATTTACATTACGTGTGACTGATACAGATGATAAAGTTTACAGTAATGTGTTTATTAAACCGTATTTAAAACAAAATCAAAGAACTGCATTTTTAGATTTTATAAATGATTATGAAATTTTTAAACCAGAATATATCTATAGACCTTATGATCCAAACTTTGGCGTACAAAAAGACTTGCGTACTTTAGTGTATGCTGGTATAGAAGCAAGAAGTATAAGAAATTTTGCAAGTAGTATAGCTCTAAATCATGTTAGAAAAAACTTCTATTTAGGATCATTAAAATCGGCAGTTGCAAAAGTGCCAGGTTCTAATGAAATATTGTATGAAGTAATTTACATAGAAATAGTAGATCCAGCTCAACCAAACGTTGGAAATACAGCTCTTAGTGTATCATCTAGAAACGGTACAAAACTTACAGTCAATGATGTTAAATTAGAAATTAAAGACGATACAACTGCTTCTGATCAAGGAACGGAACTTTATAGTATTACAATGAGAGATGGCGACCCAGTGAGATTTGGGGCATTTGGAAATACATTCAATGTTGTAGGCAGAGATGCAGTTTACGAAATAATTGCTGCTGGACTGATTCCTATTACCTTACAATCCGGTATTGTGGTCGCATTTAGACCAAGTGCATCTACTAGTGCTAATA